TCCGGCGGCACCGGCGCGATGATCACGAACGATGACTTCAAGCGCGACATCGAAAGCAAAGCCTTCACGCTATGCCGCGCCGACAATCTCGCGCAATTTAGCTACTCGATGGTGCGGTTCAAAAAGTTGACCGCCGACCGCTACAAAGATTGGGGGTTGTCAGTCCCGAGCCAATTCGAGGAACTGGCCAAGGAGCACACCTTTCGCCAGCACTGGTACCGAGAAACGGGCGCTCACTTCGGGGTCGAAAACTTCCCGCAATTGCTCCGACCAAAGGCCCGCTGATAACCGAGGCGCCGCTCGCGAGGGCGGCGCCTTTTATTTCGAGGAGCAACACGATGTTGCCGTTGGATGAAGCAATCGGCCTGGTCAGATCAGCCGGCTATCGCGTCAGCAAGCCGAAGGCAAAAGCAAAGCCTAATCGCAAAACCAAGGATCGTGTTGGCCCGACCTTCGTGGCCACGTTCGCCGACGGCGAAGTTACGAGAATGAGCACCTGCACCCCGATCGAGCGGTTGGATTGGGGACGTGGGCTGCGCTTGGCACAGGCGGCCTACGAGTCGCGCTGGCGGACAAGGGTTCGCGTTCAGGGTCTCCCACCATTGTCCGTTCTACCGCCAATCATATCAGCGCATTTCGAACAAGACGGCGTGGTGCTCGCCCGCCGCCCGGATGACGGGGCGGTGTCATGAGAATTGTCGGGGTCGACCCAGGTTTGAGCGGTGCATGTGCACTGCTCGAGATCGCGAACAGCGACACCACACTGGTCGACGTCATTGACGCGCCGATCATCGGCTCCGGCGCTAAGCAGTCTGTCGACGTAATCCAGTTGCAGGAATGGCTACTCCGCCACGCACCTCGTTGCGCATTTCTCGAGCGCGCCCAGGCCATGCCGAAACAAGGCGCCTCGAGCGGATTTAAATACGGCCGCGTGGTGGGCGCGCTTGAGGCGGTGCTCACCGTCTCCGCCATCGCCATCACGATGATCGAGCCGTCAAAGTGGAAGCGCCATTTCCATCTGCAGGGCGCGGATAAGGAAGGCGCGCGTGGTTTGGCGATCCGGTTGTATCCGGGACGACACCACTTCTTCGCTCGTAAAAAGGATCACGGGCGCGCCGAGGCCGTGCTGATTGCGCTTTACGGCGCCCAGACCGTGCTCCACGCCGAGCCTGTCGTCGAGATTCCGATCCTGGCGGAGGCGCAGTCATGACTCTCGCCTGCGGCCCCGTGACCGACTTCAAGCGGCTTAAGGACGAGATCACGCGCGACAACGCGCGCGATCTTCTGCGCGATGTCGCTTGTCCAACGTGCGGCGCTGTTGGCGAATTCGATCTGTTCGACGTGCATGCCAATAACGGTGTCGCGCTGCAATGTGTGCACTGCGAACGACGCCATCCGTTCATGGGCTACGGCATCCAATTCCTGCCAATCAGCGCCGACACGAGACCGCGCAGGAGCAACGACATTGCCGCGGTTATCGATAAATGTGGCGACTACTGTTACGGCTGCGGCCGGACGCGCGAAGAACTTACACGCTTGGGCTTCGCTCTTACCGTCCACCACACCCGACCCTTCGCCACGCACGGCGAGACATACGCGAAAATTCCGTTGTGCTCGTTTTGTCACGAAAACGCCAGCGGCGCACAACGCGCCATGGCGCGGCTCGTGAAGGTGCTGGGAGGAAGCACATGACGAACCCCTTCCTCGACTTTGCCGAAAAGCAAACGCCTGCAGCGGTGAAGGCGCGCCAGCGCGCAACCGAAAAGCGGCGTGCTACGGCGGCCGAAAAGGCGCTCGCCGAGCGCGATGACCTGTTTCACCTCTGGAAGCTGTGGCGGAAGGAACGGCTCGAGGCGCTGTTGGCCGGCCCGCATGGCGCCGCGGTGCGCGACCTCGTCGCTTTTCTCCAGACGATGGCGCTCGACGACGGCGATCGTCTGATTGAGTTCGTCCGCGCCGCTGGCTGGGCGCGTGTAGATGCCGACACGAAGTTCGAAGTCCTGTCGCTGATCAACGCCACGATCATCGCGCTGCGCGAGCGGGCCAAGCTGCCGCCCTTCGACGACGGACTGCCAGACGAAGCGCCGGCCACATCCATCCTTATTCGCGAGATGTTCCGATGAACCAGGGACTCGACGAACAACAGCAGCCGGCGACGCGCCGCGCGCGGACGACCAAGCGTCCGAAGCCGCCGGCGGTGCCGATCGAGGCGACGCCATACGGGCGCAAACTGTTCGCTCAGCTGGCGAAGCCGTTCATCGTTCCCGCCGATGCCCCCGGCGAAGGGCTGCGCCTGATCTTCGACCTCGAAGCCGATGGCCTGCTCGAGACCGTCACCCAGGTGCATTGCGTTGAGATTGGCGAGCTCGGTAGCGGCCGCGTGTACGAGTACGGCCCCGAGCAGATAGCCGAGGCACTTGCCCACCTGGGACGTGCCGACACCTTAATCGGCCACAACGTTCAGTCCTACGACCTGCCGGTGCTGAAGAAGCTGCATGCCTGGGCGCCGGCGGCCACGGTCCGGATCGTCGACACCCTGATCGCCGCGCGCTTGATCCTACCGCACGTCGATGCGCTCGACGGCGAGGTTGCGAAACGGGTGAAGGACAAAGCGTTCGGAAAAATCTACGGCCGGTACAGCCTTGAGGCCTGGGGTGTGCGTCTTGGGCTCGGGAAGATCGGCGCCGAGATCGAAGACTGGTCCAAATGGACCCCTGCGATTCAGGCCCGTTGCGTCGGCGACGTCGATATCTGCCAGCAACTTTGGCATTTCCTCCAGCCGGATGGATGCGCGCGCGCGGCGCTCGACCTCGAGCACGCCGTTGCCGCCATCTGCGATCACATCACCGCTGACGGCGCGCCGTTCGATATCGTCGCCGCCGAGCAGCTGCGCGACGCCTGGGAAGCCCGCCGCGCCGCCCTGGCGACACAGCTCCTGGCGCAATTCCCGACGGTGAAGAACCTCAACTCACGAGTCCAGATCGCGGCCTTGCTCGAAGCCCGCGGCTGGCAGCCGGAGAAGCGCACGAAGAAGACCAACCGGCCGGTCATCGACGATACCTTGCTGGAATCCCTGCCCGCGACCTATCCGGAGTTCGCTGGCCTATCCGAGTATTTCGTTCTCGGGCGCCGGCTCGGACAGCTGGCGAACGGCAAGGAAGCATGGCTCGGCCACGTGGACGCGGCCGGTCGCATCCACGGCGGGCTCGTCCATATCGGTACCCCGCATAGCCGCGCCAAGCACCTTGAGCCCAATCTGGGGCAGGTCCCGAACCCGAAGAAGGGCGCGAAATTCGCCGCCGCCGAATGCCGGGCACTATTCCGACACCCTGGCGGCTGGGCGGTTGTCGCCTGCGACCAGGCCAATCTACAAGACCGCGGCTTTGCCCACTATCTCGCGGCCCACGACAACGGCGCCTACGCGCAGACCTTCGCCGCCGGAATCGACCAGCATTGGCAGACCGCCGTTGCGCTCGGCCTGATGTTGAAGGAGATCGCGCGCGACAAGACCGACAAGGCGCACACCGCGATTCGCGAAGGGGCAAAGACCTTCCGCTACGCCTTTCTGTTCGGCGCCGGAGCGCTGCGCGCCGGCCAGATCATCGCCCAGATCGTGCGCGCGGTGATGACCATCGCACCCACGAACGATCTCGGCGCAAAGTTCTGGGCGGGTGTCAAATACCCGAGCGAGATCGCCTTGCGGCAGACCGGCAGGCGCGCGCTCGACCGGTTCGTCGCCGCCACGCCCGGCTTGCGGGCGCTGCGCGCAAAGCTCACGGCCGAGCACCGCCGGCACGGCTGGGTCCTCGGTCTCGACGGCCGTCGCATCCCGACCGACGCCGACTACAAGGCGCTCAACCGCATCGTCACCGCGGCCGAGGCCGTGATCTGCAAGCGCTGGCTGCTCACGGCACACGCCGAGCTCTGCACCCGGTTCCGCTACGGCCCCGACGGCGACGTCTACATCGCGCTGTGGATTCACGACGAACTCGTAGCCTGCTGCCGGCCGGACATCGCCGAGCAGGTTGGAGAAATTCTGGTACGCCACGCCCGCGAAGCCGGCCCGCTCTACGGGTTCCGTGTTCCGCTCGACGCTGAGTTCAAGATCGGCCGCGACTGGGCGGGCACTCCGCTGGATGGCTGGATTGAGCCGGTCTCCGAGTCCGCCGCGGCGGCCCCGCCGCCGATCCCCTCCGAAGAGGTCTGCTATGCCGATGACTTCTGACGCCGGCGTCATCGCCGGCGCCCTCGCCGATTACGCGCGCGCTCTGCGCGGCCCGGCCGCAAACCGTGCGTATACCGTTGGCGCCAGCGATATCGGCCAATGCGCGCGCAAGGCTTTTTTCGTCAAGCACAACGGTGAGCGCGATCCCGGCTACGTCGAGACCTGGGGCGCGACCTTGCGCGGCTCGATCATCGAACAGGCGTATTGGGTGCCGGCGCTGCGCGCCAGGTTCGGCGCTAACCTAAAGCTCGTCGGCGACCAGCAACGGCAATTCAAGCGGGGCTTCATCTCAGCCACGCCCGATGCCCTGCTTACCAACGCGCCGCGCGATATCTTGGCGCCGCTCGGCGTGCCGGACATCGACGGCGATTGCGTATTGTTTGAGTGCAAGTCGGTCGATCCGCGGGTCAAACTCGACACCCCTAAGCCCGAGCATCACTATCAGGCAATCGTACAACTCGGCGTCGTACGCGAGACCACCGAGCATCAACCGCGCTTCTGCGTTCTGGCCTACATCGACGCCTCGTTCTGGGACACGATCACCGAGTTCGTCGTTGGTTTCGAGCCGAGCGTCTACGCCAACGCCAAGGCGCGCGCCGTCAAGGTGCTCACTGCCAACGCCGCTTCTGAGCTTCCGCCTGAAGGCTGGATCGCCGGCGGCAAGGAGTGCGAGCACTGCCCGTTCACGAAAGCCTGCAGCATCGCGCGCCGCGCCTTGCCCGATGGTGGCGGGCACGTCGATCCACAATTCGCCGCCGAAATCCGCGCGCTCGCCGTCGCCTACAAGGCGCGCCAGGCCGAGGTCGACGCTGCCGAGGCGCGGCTGCGCGCGAGCCGGCACGACATCCAGGAGCGGCTGCGCGCCAAGCAATTGCGCCGTGTCGCCGGCGACGATTTCTCAGTCGTCTGGACACCGGTGAAAGGCCGGCAAGGTTTCAACGTCGAGGCGCTGAGCGCGGCTGCGGCCGCTGCCGGCGTCGGCGTTCACGAGTTCGAGACGAGCACTGCCCCCGGTGACCGCCTCGATGTCCGCGTGCGCGAAGCACGCTCTTAGTAACAGGAGACTGCGTCATGAATGCCAAAGATGAGAACGTGCCGGCCATCCCCGGCAAGAACCCGTTCGAAGACTACGCCGACCGCACTGACACGCAGATGTGGGTCGGCGCGCTCCTGAAGTTCACCAAAGGCGAATATCTCGTCGGGCGTGACGGCGAGGTGTGCCCCGAAAAGGAGCTGGTTGCGCTCATGCTCGGGTTACTGTGCGGCTGGATTCGCTGGGAAGACAACTATCCGGTCGAGCACGTGATGGGTCTGTTGCTGGAAGGCTACGTCCCGCCCGCGCGCGAGACGCTCGGCCACAACGACAAGACCCAGTGGGAGCAGCAAGACAGCGGCACACCGCGCGATCCCTGGCAGCAGGGCGTGTATCTGCCAATGATCTCGGTCAACGGCGAGGTGGTCTACACCTTCACGACCACCAGCGACGGCGGTCGCCGCCGCGCCATCGCCCCGCTCTGCAAAGAGTACGGCGCCCACATGCGCACACACCCGGACGAGCTACCGCTCATCGGGCTCGAGCAGGACAGCTACATGCACCCCGACCGCAGCATCGGCCGGGTGAAATACCCGCTGTTCCCGGTCAAGAAGTATGTCAAGGCAGCACCCTATCTCGCCGCCGTCACAACGCTCACCGGCAAGACCATGAAGCTGCCGCCGGCACAAGCGGCATGATCGCAACTACAAACTGGGTCTTCGATCTGCTGGGAGGCGGTAGATCGAAGCCCACTATTTCACGCGCGTATGGGGAATATCGTCATGAACACCACGCACCCCGCCGCCGAATTCATCGTCGCTATGTTCGGGCCGCACAAGAGCGGCCGCGTTTGCATCACCAGCTTGCCCAACATCGCGGACGGCAAACCCGACGGCGCGCCGATCTATACCCGCAGCTCGAAGCAGATCGTCGATTTCATCACTAAGCACGACCGCCCCGGCTTCGGTTGTTTCGTCTGCGTCAATCCGATCAAGGACAAGGCCACCCGCCGCGCCGAGGAAACGGTCACGGCAATTATCTGCGCCCACGCCGATATCGATTTCGCCAAGGTTGAAGAGACGCCGGAAGAGATCGAGCGCATCATCATGGCGCTGCCGTGGGCACCGAGCCGCGTACACCATTCCGGGCATGGCTTGCATCTCTTTTGGTTCCTGGACCCGGCGCTCATCACCTCGCCCGCGGGCAACACCTGCCACAAGCAGCTGCTCAAACGCATCGCCGAGCTGCTCGCCGGCGATCCCGCGGCCTGCCTAATCCCGCAATTAATGCGCTTGCCGGGGACGACCAATTCGAAAAACGGCGAGCAGCACGAGGTGCGCGTTCTTAGCCGCCCCAATTTCTATTTTAACCCCGCCATACTCACCGCAACCGTAGGCGCAATACCGGCACCGCTACTGCACCGGAAGAGCCCGGACCCCAAACCCGGTAGCGGTAATGGCGCCAGCCCCGACAACCCGTTCTTGGCCTATGCCGCGGCCCATGGCGAGGTGCCGCTCGACGTCGATCAGCTCCTCACCGACATGGACTATCGCGGTCCCGGCGGCGGCGGGAATGCCCACGACACGCTGCTGCGCTGCTCCGCCGCGCTACTCACCAGCGGCGCCAAGCGGGAAGACGTCATCGCGCGTTGCCTCGCGGCGCTCGAGGCCGCTGCCGCGCGCCATGGACTGACAATCGATCCCGCCCGCGAGCAGGCGATCATCGAGGAGATGTGCGCCGACTGGCTCAAGAAGCACCCGGAAATCCACGAGCGCGAGTCCGACGAGCGGTCGATCTTGCTGCCGTTCATCAACTTCGCCGCCTGGGACGACATGCCGGTCCCGGCGATGGAATGGGCGGTGCCCGACCGCTACCCGATCGGCCACGCCTCGCTCTGCTCCGGCGATGGCGGCACAGGGAAATCCCGCACCAAGCTGCACATGTGCGTCGCCCACGTGCTCGGGCGCGAGTGGCTGGGGGTGAACCCCAAGCCGGGGCCGGCGCTGTTCGTCGACGCCGAAGACGACGAACACGAGCTGCACCGCCGCCTGGCCCAGATTCTTGAGCATTACGACGCCCGCTTTGCCGACGCCTGGGCCGGCGGCTTGCGCTTAGTCTCTCTGGTCGGCCGCGATCCGGTGCTCGGCGCCCCCAATCGCAGCGGTCGCATCGAGCCAACCAAGCTCTACAACGAGCTTTTGCAGTGCGTCGGCGATACCAGGCCGGTTATGACTGCAATCGCCTCATCGGCCGATGTCTTTGCCGGCAACGAGATCGCCCGCGACCAGGTGCGGCAGTTCATCCACTTACTCAATCGACTGGCGATCGCCGCCCGCGGCGGGCTGGTGCTCATCGCGCACCCGAGCCTGACCGGCATCAATAGCGGCAGCGGGCTTTCTGGCTCCACCCAGTGGCACAACGCGGTGCGGGCGCGCTCCTACTTGCAGCACGTCAAGCCGAACGACGATGAGGAAGAACCTGATCCCGATCTGCGTATGCTCGAGTTCAAGAAAAATAACTACGGCCCGGTCTCCGAGAGCATCTACCTGCGCTATCAGAATGGCCTGTTCCTGCCAGAACACGGCGCCTCAGCAGCCGATCGCGCCGCGCGCGAGGAGGCCGCCGATGCGGTCATCATCAACCAGCTCAAGCGAAACGACATGAACCTGAGCAACAATCTGTTCGCCCACAACTATGCTCCGCGCATCATGGTCAAAATGCCAGAAGCTCGGAACCAAGGATTGACAAAGCGCGATCTCGAAGAGGCAATGAATCGGCTGCTCGCTGCCGGGAAAATTCGGGTCGAACGATACGGCCGTCCCGCGGACCCACGGTTCCGTCTGGTAGTCGTATAAGGGTTCGTCGGAGCGTCGCACCTAGGCGTTGCTCCTGCGTCGCACCTTTCGACGCCCCTGAGGTGCGACACCGTCGGACCCACCCCACCCCTATATAGGTGGGGTGGGTA